TATACGCTGATTATATAGAATGTGATGGAAATGCTAATTCAGTATCAATACTATCAGGACAATTTACTCAGGTATGTGCTTGTGAAGGAACATTAGTATTCGGTGGACAAATAACGGAGTTGGGCTCTTGTTAAACTAAAAAACATATTTATCAATAATGGCGAACAAAGTAATAACATATAAAATCAAGGTGGTTAATGAAAGTGGTGATGTGGTTGAAAAAACCGCAAACTCAATGAACGACCTGAATGAAAGTGTATCACAACTTGAAAATGAATTAAAAAAAGCTGAATTAGGTAGTGATAAGTTTAAGCAGTTACAGAAAGACTTAAAAAATAGTAAGGGTGCTTTAGAAGAAGCTCAAAACTCCACAATGAGTTTGGGTGAAAAGTTTAGTTCAATACCTGGGCCCATAGGACAAGTAAGTCAGGGGGTTAAGGGATTGAATACGGCATTTAAGGCGTTGGTGGCTAACCCCATCGGTGCTGTTATTACCGCTATTGTTTTAGCTCTAACAGGTTTATATAAAGCGTTCACATCAACCAAGGCAGGTGCTGAACAAGTTGAACAGATTATGGCTGGTTTATCAGCAACCCTTGATGTTTTAAGAGACAGGGTGTTAAAAGCTGGTGGTGCTATTATCAAGTTCTTTTCAGGTGATTTTAAGGGTGCGGCTAATGACGCTAAGGCTGCTGTTAGTGGTTTAGGTAGTGAGATTGTTAGTGAGTTTCAACAGGCCGCTAAGATTAAAAAAGAACTACAATCAATAGAAGATTCAACAAGGGAATTAAATAAGGAACGTGCTAAACAAAACAAACTTATATCAGAAGCTAAGTTAAAAATAAATGATGAAAATCTGTCAATAGAAGAAAGACAGAAGGCATTAGAGGAAGTTAGAAAGGCTGAGGTTAGTCTTGCTAAACAGGAAGAAGAACTTGCTCGCAGAAGGTTTGAGGCTATTCAAGCACAGAACGCATTGAGTGATTCATCCAAAGAAGCCCTTGATGAAGAAGCTGCCGCATATACGGCTTTACAACAGGCTCAACAATCATCATTGAATATTCAGAAAGAATTGTTTGACCAAGAAAAAGCACTTAGGGATAAAGCAGCTGCTGATAGAAAGGCAAGAAATGAGGAATATAAGAAAAACTTAGAAGATGTTAGAAACTTTGAGAACGAGTTAAGATTGTCATTGATTGAAGATGAAAGAACGGCAGCACTTGAAAAACAAAAGTTGGACTTCCAAACCAGATTAACTGAAATTGATGCGTTAAAAACAACTGAAACCAAAAAGAAAGAATTAAGGGCTCAGTTATTAATGTTATCCAATAAGGAAATACAAGACATCAATACCAAGTTTGATGAAGATGAGAAAAAGAAACAAGAGGAAAAGGACAATAAGGAGAAGGAAGACGCAGCCAAGGCATTAGAAAGGGAAAGAGCCAGAATTGATGCTGTTATTCAACTTGAATCAATGAAAGAAATACAGGACTTAGAAAGACTTGAGGAATACCTTAATAAAAGAATGGAAATTGAGTTGGCAAACACCGAATTAAGTGATGAGGAAAAAAACCTTATTCGTGCTAAGTATTCAAAACAACTGACAGATATTAAGGACAAGGAAGCCAAAAAGTTAATTGATATTGAAAAGTTAAAACAACAAGCAGAACAAGAATCAATCAATTTAGCAATTGGTGCTTTTGATACCCTTGTAGAACTGGCAGGTGCTGAGACTGATTTAGGAAAGATGTTGGCTGTAATATCAACCACCATATCAACTTATGACGCAGCACAAAAAGCATACGCATCACAGATGGCGATAGCAACCCCCGACGCACCAATTAGAGCGGGTATAGCTGCGGGTATCGCAGTTGCTCAGGGTTTATCACGTGTAAATAAAATTATGAATACATCAGCTGAGGTTCCAACTGCTAACGTACAAAAGAAAGCGTATGGTGGTATGATTGAAGGACAGGGTTCAGCCTTTATGGATAATATTCCAACGATGTTAAGTTCAGGTGAGAGTGTTATAAACGCTCGTTCAACATCAATGTTTAGACCCCTATTATCACAGATAAATGAAATGGGTGGTGGGGCAAGGTTCACAGGTGGAATAACATCCAATGGTATAGACGCATCACAAATGGAAATGTTAAGCTCAATAAGGGGTTCACAAGAAAAACCAATAAAAGCATATGTTGTTTCATCACAGATGACAAATCAGGCGATGTTAGATAGACAACAAAAAAGTAGAAGTTTGATATAAACACGATAAAAACATATTTACAGATAGATGAAAATTATAGAACTATTTATAGACCCCAATTCAGATGACATTGATGAAGGTGTTGGTGGGATAGCACTGGTTGATAAGCCAGCTCACGAGAGTAACTTTTTAACCTTTAGTGAGGAAACTATTGTTGATAACGCACCGATTGAACACACCTATATTGGTGAGTTATTTAATGAAGGTGAACAACTTGAACTTGCCAAGTTAATAAACACATTGGGGGAACCCATTGGAACCTTAGAATCTGAAGGGTGGGAGATATATGCCGTAGAAGATGTTGTATCTTTTGAACAAGAAAAAAAGTTTAACAAGTTTTATAATATCACATCCAACCCGAATGAAAGAAGTGGTGAGGACTCATTGGGAGCTCAAAGGGTTAGATATAAGTATGTCGGCCCAAAAGATGATAAGAACAGACAATTCTGTTCTGATATGTTAGCTTATAAACGTGTATTCAGGATTGAGGACATTGAACAGATGACTAATGATTGTACCAACGCTGAGTTTGGTTGTTATGATATATTCACTTGGAGGGGTTCTTACAATTGTCGTCATAAATGGGTTAAGGTTCTTTATAGACCTGCTGGTGTTATCACTGGTAATATTAGACCAACACAGACTGATGATATACCACAAGAAAGCACATTGAATCAGGCAACTGCTAATAAAAGGGGTTCATTTAAGCATGAGTTCGGTATTATGGATATTGTTGATGGACAACCTGTTTTTGAGTATAAGGAAGACGCACTTAGATTGGCTGAGATATTAGGTTGTGAAGGATACCACGAGATGCCTTATGGTGATAGTATTGGTTATATGGCATGTTATACCCACGAGTTTCAAAGTTATACAGATTACCCCGAAGCAGCATCACAAAATGCGTGTAAGGTATTAAGATGGATTGATGAATATGGAAGGGATGAGGTGCCAGGAATGACACAGACAGGACTGGCAAGAGCAAACCAATTGTGTAATAAAGAACCAATCAGTATGGATACCATATCAAGAATGGCAGCATTTGAAAGACATAGACAAAACGCTGAAATAAGTGATGAATATAAAGGAACGCCTTGGAAGGACAACGGATATGTCGCTTGGTTAGGATGGGGTGGTGATGAAGGAATAGCATGGGCTCAAAGAAAGTTAGAACAACTAAAAGAGGAGATGTTATATACGAACCCTTGTCAAGAAGGGTATATCGCATATGGAACAAAAATTAAAGATGGGAAACAAGTACCCAATTGTGTAGAGATGGATTCACTTGCGGGACTACCAGGTGATTGTGGTTGTATGAGTATAAACACTCAGGGACTTAACCCCTACACTGAACAGGTTACAACAGGTATTACAAGTGAATCAGTATTTAAGTATGGGTTCAGTTATGATGATGAAAAGATGGAAATTACGGGAGCCGCTATAATTCCTAACAAGATGATTATTCGTAGAAACCCGATAAATGATGAGTTATATTATGTATTCTTTTCAACTGATACAACAAAGGTATTATCTGAAAGATTTATGAAATATAAACTAACTGACAACACCAATTTAGACCACACCAATAGAAAGGCTGAGGATACTTATGTTAGCGAAAGTTGGTTGGTATTTGATTCTGAGAATGACAAGTCAGCAGCACTTGGATTAAACTACCCCATTGGAACTTGGGTTATTACAATGAAGGTTAATAATAAGAATCTGTGGGAAGATATTAAACTTGGAAAGTATAAGGGTTATTCCATAGAAGGTTATTTTAATGAACGGGTGGTATTTAACTAACCATCTTATATTTAAGGTTATAAACAATTATATAAACAATTAAACTTATGAATAAAGCAGAAATCAAAAGAAGACTTGCCGAATTAATCGGATTATCTTCATATCGTTTTGGCTCATATAAAACAACTGAAGGTACAGAGTTCAAGGTTGAGAAAATGGAAATAGGGATGCCTATTTATGTTATCACACCAGAAGGTGAACTACCAGTACCAGATGATGAGTATGAAATGGAATCAGGAATGAAGGTGAAGGTTAAGGAAGGTATGATTAGCGAAATCAAAGATGTTGAAACAACTGAAGAAGAAATTGAGATGGCAGAAGCCACATTAGTTGACGGAACCAAAGTTGAAGTAGAAGGTGATTTTGAGGTTGGGAAACCATTGTTTGTTGTTACAGAAGAAGGTGAAAGAGTACCAGCTCCTGAGGGAGAACACACTACCGATAGTGGTATTGTTGTGGTAGTTAACGCTGAAGGTGTAATAACAGGTTTAACCCGTCCTGACGAAACCCCTGAAGGTTCACTTGAGGCTGAAAAGACTGAGGTATCAATGGAAGAATTAGTTGATGAGTTCGCATCAATGGTTAAGAAACTTATGGCTGAAATTAACAGCATGAAAGATAAACAAGAGGAAATGAACCAAAAGTTCAGTGTATTTGCCGCTGAACCTGCTGGTGAAAGAGTATTTGATAGAAAAGGATACTTGGCAGAAAAAGAGAACCACAAGTTCAGTAAACTTGAGGCTCTTAGTAAACTAAAATCAAAAAAATAAAAAAAACCCAAATATAAAATATTATGAAAAACGGATTAAAAAAATATGATATGGGATTTAACCTATCAGGATTAGCAACCTACACAGATGAGGTAGGTGGAATGTTACTTGCTGAAGCAATCGTTAAGGCTAAAACAGCTGAGATTGGATATGTTCAGTCAGGTGTAAAAGGTTCACAATCAATAAACTTGTTGACTTCAACTCTTAACGTGAGCGATGGAGCGTGTGGTTGGACGCCATCAGGACAAACTACGTTTACGCAGCGTGATATCACGACTTGTGCGTATAAAGTAAACGAAGCTTTATGTCCACAAGATTTGGCGGACTATTGGGCTGGTCAGTTCTTAAACAACTCTTACAATGCTGAATTACCTTTTGAGGAGGCAATCTCATCATTGAAGGTTAAGCAGATTCAAAAGTATGTTGAAGATAAATTATGGTTAGCTCAAACAGCAGCTTCAGGTGGAACAGATTGTTTTACAGGATTCTACTACTTGTTCGGAACAACACAAACACCATCAGAACAGGTTAACTTTGTATCATCACCAACAACTGCTTTTACAGCATCTAATATGTTGTCAATCGTGGATGAGGTTATTGAAACATTACCTGACGCTATTCAAGAAAGAGATGACTTGGTTGTAATGATGTCAATGGCTAACTACAGAAAATACGTAGTTGGTATGAGACAGGCTAACTACTTCCACTACTCACCTGAAGAAGCTGGTACTGAGTTTATCACATTCCACCCAGCTACAAACATCAGAGTTGTAGGTATACCAGGATTGAATGGTAAGAACCAAGTAGTTTGTGGGCCAAGCTCAGAATTGGTAATTGGTACTAATCTTTTGGATGAAACAGAAAAATTGGATATCTTCTACGACAGAAATGATGATGAAATCAGAGTAAGAAGTAATTTTAGAATTGGAGCACAGATTCCTTTTCCAACTAACTGGGTGTCTAACGGATTAGCATAACCCCTAAACTTGAAAAATTAAAGAACTGAAAAAATGAGTTATACAGCATGTCTACAAACAGCATCCATCAACTTAGGTTGTGCTTCCAACGTTGGAGGTATATCTAAGGCTTACTTGGTGGCAGGTTCCGTTACAGGAATCACTTATGGTGCGGATAGTACAATCACAGGTTTAACAGGTAGTGGAAACATCTACACCTATGAGGTACAGAAGCAAACAAGTTCTTTAACAGAAACTTTTAATTCAAGTTTAGAGAACGGAACTTTATTTTACTCACAAGAGTTATTATTGAACTTCCATAAGATAGACGCAGATAAGAGAAATCAGGTTCGTCTGATGGCTCAAAATCGTGGACTAAAGGCTTTTGTTGAAGACAACAATGGTACAATCTACTACTTAGGTGGTATTGATGGTCAGGCATTATCAGGTGGATTTTTGTCAGCAGGTTCATCTGCTACAGGAACAGCATTTGGTGATTCTAACCAATATTCAATCACCCTAACTTTTTATTCTCAAGACCCAGCATCAATACTTGGTGATTCATTAAGTACGGTGGTAACAGGTTTGACAATAAACGCTTAATAAGCATAATATAAGGGGGTTTTAACAGCCCCCTTTTTAGCCAAAAAACAATACGAATGAGTATAAGACCTAACCCATCAGGACAAGACAAGAATATATCTTGGGGACATCTTGGTAATTTTCGTAAATATAAGAACGTGGCATCTAAGGATGACAAGGAAAAGACATTAGAGGAAAGAAAGAGGGAAATCTTTGAAAAGATGAAACCTTATAATAGTGAAGATTATATTGACAAGGCTCTCTTTGTTGTTGGTGGAGCGGGAGTTTATGAAACACCAACACCACCAGTGGAAACATTCCACATAACAGCAGAGGATAATTCACCACTTTTAACGGAGGCTGGTGATTTTATTGATTTTGATTTTGTATAAAAACAATTAAAGAATATTTATAGATATGGCAAACAAAAAAGTATCACAATTATCAGCCACCACAGAAGCAAATAATGGTGTATGGTTGATAATGAATAATTCGGGAAACACCGAAACATTTAGAAT